TCCTCGCTGAGTGTAACGCGATAACGGGGTGTCATGCCCTATCGTTTACCAAAAAACGCCGGGCGTCAATATGCGAAATACAAGATGTTACGTGGTACTAGGTCAAAATGGAACTCGCTATCGAGCTGTGCATAGAGGGCGCGCGGGGTTGGCCAATCCACAGACTGAGAACTGAAGGCTGCCTTTTGTCCTTTCATTCTTCCTCATCCTCAACCGCGGCGCGCGATTGGCGAACCGCATCAATGGACGCCAGATTGCCAAGGGTGGCCCGAACGCCGCGGTCGATCACGGCGTAGATTTTGGCGCGGTCCGCGAGGCCGATGAGTTGCGGCGCAAGGCTGGACGGCAAGGCTAAGATTAAGGTTTGAATGGACTTATTGGCGGAGGCGAGGACGCGCTCCACATCTGAGATAGCGGCAACCTCGCCGCGCTCACGGGCAAGCTGCAACTCTTTCAGATCGGCCTCGGCGCGGGTTTTCCGGGCGAGGGCGGCATTCATGGTTTCAAGCGGCTCCGCATCTGGATTGGAGGGCTTGCGATTTCCGCCATTTCCGCCGTTTTCGGCAATCCGAAAGGCTACATACCAGCGGAGGGTTTCCGGCCAATCGAGGGTGCGGCCGCGCGGATCGCTATTTGCCGGTAAACCTTTATCTTTGATCCAGTTGCGGACTTGCCGGTCTGTAACTCCAAGCAACTCCGCAACGTCAGCAACCGTGAGCGCGGAGTAGCTTTTCGGGTTTTCAGCTTTCGGCATAAGGGCGGAAACGGAAATCACGGTTTTTGACTCTGGCGCTAGAAGACACCGGAGCTGGCGCGTCACCCCCAACCGAGCCCCACCAAGGAAGGACCCGCGAGCCGGTACGGCACTGACGCCCGTCTTTTGAACAGTCACAAGCTAGTTATTATCAATGGGTTATCCGATAAACCTCCAAGAGTGGCGGCTGGCCCGTTTGGGAGCATTTGTATAAGAGCGAGGCCCGCAAGCCAAGCTCACAACGCAGCCGCCCTCTATCTCTGTTGTGCTACGAAGCGTCTGATCCGCGCTAATTTTGCGGGTATTCCTCGCGGTACTCTTCGATTTCATCTGAGTGGTAGCCGTCTGATTCCATGCGCCGCCCCATAGATTCCGCCAGATTGCGTAATCGAATCAATTCGTTGCAGACACAAGTAATAGCCCCGCCGCAAAGTATTCCAGTCGAACGTATCTCTTTTGCTGTCAGCTTTGTACGGTTTGGTCTGTAATCGTCATCGATTTGTATCATCACTTTCCTTTCAGTTCATCCAGCCAACGCAACCGCCCTCTATCTCTGTCTTACCTGTGTGGTCAGAAACCGCGCTAATTATGCGGGTGATAGATCAGATCGTGCGGATGACAGGGTATATTTGACTCGATTCCGTCAAAGCGCACATATACGCTGTTGTCATCCTTTATCGCGTTGACAATATGGACAATCACACCATCACGAGCTGCGCAGCCGATCTTGTTGAGAGTCACACGACTCCCAACTTTGGCGGCCATATCGACTGTTGACCTCATATCGCAATCCATCATTTTCCTTTCAGTTCATCCAGCCAATCGGCCCACGCTTGCAGCATCTCGGCGCGTTGCTTGGCATATTGGGCGCGGTTGTACACACCGCGCACGCCCTTGAGTTTGTGGTTGAGCGACTTCTCAATCACGTCCGTGTTGTACTCTTGCTCACTCAGATTGGTGGCCGCGGTGCGCCGCAAATCATGCACTGTAAAGTGTTCTATCTTCACGTGGATACGGCTCAGCGCACGGTTGAGTGTGCTGGCTGCAATCGGTGTGTGATCCGCCTGGCGCATGGGAAACACAACGCTTGCATGTGGATGCCGTTCGCGCTGTGCTCTCAGCAACTCTAATGCCTGCTGGCTCAGTGGAATTACGAGCGGCGTGTCCGTCTTGCTGTGCGCCTTCGGTAAAGCCCACTCAGCCTTGTCCAGATCGAACTCATCCCAGCGCGCGCGCCGTGCCTCGCCTTTGCGGGTCAATGTCAACAGAATGAACCACAAAGCCGATTTCAGATCGGGCCGAATCCGAGCCGTTCCGAGGGCCTTGAGAAACGCCGCAATCTCCGCCGGCTTGAGCGCCCGATTGCGCTCACTCATCTCCGCCACAAACTTCCCCGGGATCGCAGCCAGCGGATTCTTATCCGCCACGCCCCGCACAAGCGCATAGTCCCACAATCTTTTCAGCAAGTTACGAATAGCTAATGCGCTTTGCGGCTTGCCGTCCTCAACGCGCTTGAAGATCAGCTCACGCACGTCGTCTGTGTGGATCGAGCTGATTGCCCGGTTGCCGATCACCGGATACACGTCACGCTCCAGATACCGGCGCATGGGCGCAACATCCCGCCGGCGGCGCTGTACGTGCCCAGTCAAATACTTCTCACCGAACGCTTTAACCGTTTCGCCGCGCTCTTTGGCAAGTTTTTCGGCGCGGCGCTGTTCGGCTGGACTCATCCCCTCCCGAACGCCAGCCATCAGCGCGGAATGCCGTTTCCTGGCGTCCGTAAGGCCGATCTGGGGAAATCGGCCCAGCGTGGCAACGCTATGCGTGCTAGCAAGCCTGTAATGCGCGCGCCAAACCTTCAATCCACTCCTCATCACCTCCAAACCGAGTCCGTGACCATCGAACACGGTATAGCGCCGGTCACGCGGCTCAAGTTTTTGGATTTCGGCAACTTTCAGCGCCACGTTTTGTCCTTTACTTACAAATGTCCATACAAACCGTGATTTCGCGCAAGAAACGGTTTGTTTTCTATGGCCGTCCATTTCTAGGTAGAGAAAATAGCCGCGTGGACCATTTCCGAGAGGCATCAGGAAAATGGGCAGATGGTTCCAAGCATAGAAAAGCCCGACCGAAGCCGGGCTTTGTGTGATTGAAGTGTTGATCACGACGGTGCCTAGTCGGCGATTGCTACTTCCAGAGAAGATTCCGGCACTATAGTCAAGAACTCCCGAGTCTGAATCCTTCGCAGCGCCGACACGAGCATAGTGCGTTCATCGCTGTACTCTCCCGAGTCCAGGACGCGAGACTTTGCTCTAACGCGGACGTAACAGCCTCCGTTGATCGCGTGGATCAGGCCATAATCGGTGTCTGTCATATCAGCTTCCCTGATCACACCCGGCTCGCAGATAAAGTACCGTTCATTGCCTACGAGCCTGTTAATCCGAACGCATGGCTTGTTCTTGTTCGCGAGAAAATCGGATCGACTCGCTTTGCACTCGACGACAATCGACTTATGGGCCTGCCATCCAATCGCGTCCGGATTCTCCATTGCGGTGGTCGATATTTCGGCCAGCACAGCCCCACAATGCTGAGTGCCCGTAAGCCATCGGACAGCCGCCCGCACAAGTTCTTTATGTGTCATCCTTTCATCCTTTCAAAGGTACCGTCGTGCCAGCCGAGGCGAGTTCCAGTTCCGAAGCATCCGCCAAACGCTTCAACGCAGCCTCTGCTCCCATGCATCGCCGCGCGATCTTTACCCCCGCTTCCAGGTGATGGCATCCCACGTATCCCATCTGAGACGCAAGTGCGCGATGCTCTTCCTGCCAGCAGCTATGCATATCAAGGAACTGTTTGTACTCGCGCCACCGCGCCGGTAGCGTCACCCATTCCCGCATCCGCTCTCCAAACCGCATCCACTGTTGCTTCACCGCTGCCACCTTAGCCATCGCGTTTCCTTCTCGGTTGCTCTCGATTTTTACTGTCCGCTGTCCATGGAGCGGGTCCAGCAGATGCTTTTCGACAAGCTCCACCTTGCCAGTCCAATGTGCGCCGGCGGAATTCGTCGCCAGACCTTCATAAGGCTGCCCTGCTCCGCAGAATCGCGCCGCCATTTTCTCGGCGTAGCAGTTCCGGCAACCTTCACTCACCCGGCTGCATCCTCGCAGCGGGTTCCATGTGCTATCGCACCACGAAATCTTCGTAACTTCACCCATGATTCTCACCTCTCAAATCGTTCCAGATTTCAGTACATTCCGGCTCGCCGCTGTTGAGCACAGGCACAAACTCAACCTCGGTATCATCTATCACCACGTTGATTGCGCCATACCCGATGGACAGCGCAACCACGGCGCCGGGGCGCGGTTTGAAATCGTCATGCGGCTCATACTCCATCAGCTCCGCCTCACTGCATTGCAAACAGCGCCAGTTGATCCATCGCCGGCACACACCGCGGAGCATCGAATAGAGGCTCCGCGTCGTCTTGGAGCCCGCGCGCGCTCAGCTCATCCAGGCGCGCCCAGGCCTCGTCATTGTCAAAGTCACCGGCCATATCGATTGCGTTGAGCAGCGTAATGCGCTCTTTATCGGCATCGATTCCCAAGCGGTCACAGCACTCCACAAAGCTCATGAACCGCCGCTTTGATGCGGACCCCGGCTCTGACCGCGCAATCCAATCGCGGGCCAGCAGAGCCGCATCCGTGGGCCTGGCCGTTGGCTTCGCCCCGGGCGCGGGCATCGCCTGAAGCACGCCGCGCGATTGCGGAAAGATTACGAGGTCACAGTTCGCATCGATCAGCGCCACCTGGATAAACCGCACAAAGAATTGCAGGACCGGCGTGTAATTCCATTGCCGCGCGGCCGCCTGCCATTTACTCACGTCCAGCTTGGATTGCTCTGCCATTGCACTTACCTCGGTTTCGTTTCCCGCATACCGGGCCACCGCTTCAAAAGTTCCTCTTCGCTGTTTCCCGTGTCGTCCATCCACACCGGCGCCCATCGCCAGAATGCTTCAATCTCCGCCGCTCGCCGCCGTGCCTGGCTGTTTCGTTCCACCGCCGCGCGCCGCGCCTCTTGCCCGGCTTCGATCTGCGCCGCCACTTCATCAGGCCGTGGAAAGAACGCCTGCCCCGGTTTGATCCGAAGCGCCTCCAGCGCCTGTTCTACATTCGGGAGAGAGTATTTCAGGGCCAACCGCTCGAAGTCTGTCAGGTACTCCTCCGTCGATTCCGTCATGTCCTGATTCGTCCATCGGCGTTGCGCGGCTTCCAGTAGCATCGTCAGGCGTGAACCATCCGCGCTTGATAGCCGCCTCTGCAAGGCCGCGGCGGTTGGCGTCAACGCGCTGCTTAGCTGGGCTAGGGTGATTTGCTCCATGGCTTGTCTCCTGACTAGCTTTAAGTGGAAAAACTCCGCGCCAGCCGTTCGTGACGCTCTGGTTGAGAACGTCCTCGGCCTGCTGCCCTTGCGCTTCCAGCTTGACCAGATCGGCCACGATGAGTTGCCGGGCGCGGTCTGTGAGCGGCGCGCGCAGTTTCCGGCGCATTTCCTCGAAGTCATCCCAGACCTCGCGAGAAATCCACTCCGGCAAAACAAACTGCGAAGGCTTGCCCTTCGCGGCGGCTTTTGTTTTTGCCTCCGGCTCTGGTACTGGCTCTGGCTCCGGTAGGCGGGATACCGTACCCTCACTAGGGATTTCTGTACGTACACGTTTCTTCTTTGTACGGACAGCGGGAACACAGAACTTCAATCCAGAGCGATGCAGAGAATTCTTGGTCGCCTTGTCAGCGTGTTGCGCCCAATCGTGAACAACGATGCGGTGAACAGGGTGATCGTTCAGCCAGCCAGAGGCTGTCAATCCTGAGATCAGCGCGCCCGGTTCACCGTCCCACTCTACCCATGCTTCGATGGCTTGGTCTGAATATTTCCCGATGTTGCCCTGCGGTGTGAACCGCCCTGTGAAATGCCATATCGCTTCCAAACATCCCAGCGCCACATACTTTGGGCGACCGATTCTGGCTTTGAGGCTTGCGAATTTTGGGTGATCCGGTACGGCCCTGAGTGCCATCAAGCTGCCTCTTTTTTCTGCTGTTTTAGCCAGGTGATCCGCTCCGATAACTCGACCATCCTGTTGACTCGGCGATTGTCTGCCTCGCGTGAAACGGCTTGTAGTTTTCGAGATGTGGAGGGCTTGCGTCCACCGTGCTTCGCGCGCGTTATTTCACTTCGCTTGGCGTATACCGCCCATTTTGTGCATCCGAGAAGATCAGCAAGATCCCCGCTTTTTATTTTTGGATTTTCCCGGAGGCGTTGAAGAGCCTCCGGGGTCCACCTGAAATATCTGGATGTTGTGGCGCGCACTGTTTTTTTCAGGATCATGCTATAGCTCCGTGCTGCGATCTGATAGAATCGGGCAACCGTTGGAATAGGTTGGAAGCGGGTCGGTTTTACTGTCTTCGCCGAGGGTTGGTTGCGGACTGTCTTCCGCTTTTGGACGCCCGTATATCCGCTCCCAACTCTGGCGATATTCGTCCGTCGTCGGACGTTGCTGGTAATCGAACATCGTCATATCCTCATCGGCATGATGATGTAACTCAGCGACTCTCCATCGTGCGGATCGGCCTTGAACAAAATCGGTTGGCTATTTTCTGACGGAAGGCAAATCCGTATATCTCCGTCTAACTTCTTCGCCAGGTCGATAAGATATTCGGCGCTGATTCCGATCCGGAATTTACCTTTGAAATTGCCTTTATAATCCAGCGTCTCTTCAGACT